ACCAGATACGAGTATTCGGTCCTAAGAAGTACGAGGACCAAGTGGATTTCTTAGTGCCACATGTTCGGGTCTGGTCTGAACTCACACTCGGAGTTATGGTTGGCTTACTAGACTATGCCGGTGTAGCTACTGACAAGGACGAAGATTTACTGGCAACCAATGATTATCTCATGGCATTAGATGATGATCACGTTGAGTTCCCACAAGAAGTTGACACGCTTGTGTCACTAATTAATGAAAACAAATTTACATACCATGAACAGGAGATAGCATGACTAGTACCTTTGAGTACAACAAGACAGAAGAGGTTAGAGCGTATGCAGAAGAACGCATACTTGATTACGCAGACCCGCAAGACGGTTCTCTATCATTCTTTAATCCCGAAGACGGTGACTACAGTGAGGCACATCACGAACTGTTTAACACCGATTACTACATTATCGGAAGATACAAAGCTATTGAATGGCTAGAATCTGCAGAGAATGTATTTGATGTAATACAAACTGTAAAAGACTATGAGCTAGACAACTATGGTGAAACATTTACCTACATGGAAGAGCCGGAAAGACTCGTTAACATGTACGTATTCATCTTAGGCGAGCAAGTTATAGTGCAAGTAATTGACGAGCACATGTCAAGAATTGAGAAGAGCTAGAACATGCCAAAGTTTGAAGTTTATTACACACGCAATTTCTGTTCAGACGAGGTGGCAGAGGTTGAGGCAGAGAACGCAGAGCGGGCAGTCTACATGGTAGAACACGACCCCGAAAAGTACTGCCTACCCTTTGAGCCAGAGCTAACAGAACAAACGCCAGATGTACATGTTGTTCAGGAGTTGACAGCGTGATGTCAACTGAGACGACTGTGACAGGTGCCCCTACCTACTTAAAATTTATCTCCCCCTCCTTTGCTATAAGGGGTAGGGGTATCTGTCACAGTTGTCTCAGTAGTAAAGAATCTTTTATTATTCCTTTAGTTTATTGGGATATAGAGGGATACATGCCCGTCACAAACCCCGTCACAGGGGTGACACAGACGGCACGTGAAAAAGTATATGCTATACTATACAGTATGAGTTACGAAGTACACCCAACATGGATAGATGGAGAGCATGCTATCTTTACTGGTTCACTGGCAGAGTGTCAACAGTTCTGCTTTCGTAATCTCGCAGTGTTTAATCTGTTGACAACCAACTACCCGTTCCGCTTAGTGATAGGAGAGAACATTGAAGCTAACCCGTAGATCAAAGAGAAAGATTGACAGACCGCTGTCAAATTATCAGAAGCTCTGGCATAGGGTGGGGTCGCTGTCATTAGATGGCAAACGTTACCCACTTGAAGCCGGACGCATCATCAAGGTTAAAGGAGAGCGTGGAATACACAAGGTGCAGTACATCGTACAGCACGTAGACACAGGAGCTTATGAGATACACACGTACTGGCAGTCATCTAAGTTTGACACACCCACGATGAAAGGCGAGCTACGCTGTATCCGACCAGAGCATGTTAAACATATAACAGGAGAGGTAAAATAATAATGCAACAATTTACAGTAAGGCTTTACGGGGATGGCTGGTGCACTAGTGTCCTCATTGATTGGGAAGTAGACGATGACGATATTCTTGAGTTTGACTACCAAGATGACACTTGGAATGGCATGGTCCAGTCTGCGTACGATAAGTTAGCCGATGACGCTATAAAGGTTCAGACTCACTTGGGCGAACCAGAGTGCGATCAAATACTAGAAGGATGGTGTCCATAATGACAACCGGAAAAATAAATAATGTAAAACTTGACATCACACTGTCACTTGATGAGGATTACCTTGACGATGAGTACAAGCACTACGATGAAGACTATTGCCCACCGCTAGAAGTCATTGTCCGAGATGCTATCAATGCAATAGGGGATAACCACAGGTTCGGCGTCAGTTTAATGGCTAAGAACATCATAGTAGAGGAGTATGACCTTGAGCAGTAAAGTAACTGTATTGCAAATTATAATGACAGAGGAAGCTATTGACGATAGACAGGTTGGCTTAGCTATTAGCGAGCTGATACAGTACGTAGACGACAAGGGCTTTCTATTACAACACAGCGAAGGGCTGGCACATGCAATAGACGCCGACCCATTAGAGCAGGAGGAAGAATGACACCAGAGGGTGAAACACTATTTAACTTATTCAAACAGATGACTGAGGCACAGCTGAAGTTACTAGGAGTTGACACGGAAGAGTCAACTAACGAAGAAGAGCAGGAGGAAGAATGACTACTACAAGAATATCCACACACGTAAGATTTGCGGACGAGGACGCAAGAGGCGTTGAGGTACGTATCCGAAAAGACTACGCAGTGCTTGAGATTACAGCTGGTGACAGTGAGCACACGTATTACTTTGAAACCTTACAAGAAGTAAAAGACTTACTCAATCAAAACAACTGGAACATAACTGATTACCGAGAAGATGACAGCGAGGTGTCAAACAACGATGACTGAACAGGAAGCATGTGACAGGCGGACATACGAATCCTTTGCACACGATGTGCAGATGTTGCAAGGCATAGAGAAGTTTCTAAGCCTAATGGAAAACTTAGAGAGTGAGGAGACAGAGCCTAATCAAGAATTGCTAGAGAACTTAGACGATTGGGCACTGTACCTATGGAGTGAATGGACTTGTTGCAAAGATCGTATGAGAGAGTTAGAAGAAAAGTACCCAAATTGGAAGCAGGAAATAGATGACTGAAGCGTATGGTAATATAGATGGTATGAAGTTACCACTTATATTTGATGGAACGAATTTACCGTCACCGTTCTTTGCATGGTCAGAGGACAGTCCGTTTAATGAGTTCCTTGTTATGTTTGATACGGAAGACCCCGCTATGCTTGCCTACTTAGATCAAGTACAGGCGCAGTGGAAGGACTTATTCCCTAAAGCTAGTGCCGAGAATGCTTGGTACTTTATGGCTGGCATCTTGTCATTGTTCTTTAGTCTGGAAAGTTATCCGGACTGGGAGACAGAAGATGACAAGCCATTGTCACAAGAACACATGGACTACATTGAGAACCACGTTGTCCGGTTATGCTCTCTTATCTTTCACACTGGAGTCATTAACAATGAAGACTGACTGGCTAGAGAAAGCAGAATGTAGGAGCCTATCAACTGATATGTTCTTACCGTCAGAGCATAAACGTATGTCTCCTAAGAAATGCGAGAAAGCATTGGGAGTGTGTCAACGTTGTTCTGTTATTGACGAGTGTGCATTAGATCTTGTGTACTTCGGAGACATGTACAAGTATCAGATCAGAGCTAACCGCAGATTGTGGATTGACAGTGATGTGTCAACTCTACCTACAAAGGAGCAGGCTGTTGAGTGGCAACGGTAGAGGTGTCGTGTCTCTGGGAGACGGCTCTCATAAGCGTGAGCTAGTGCTGTCTTTGTTACGGCAGGGGCACACACGTGGAGAGTCGGCTGAGCTGGCTGGCGTCCATCGTGCTACGTTATGGCGTCAGTTACGGCGTGATCCTGAGTTCCTTGATGATGTAGTATCCGCTGAGCAAGAGGCATTAGACCCTAAGTTCCGTTTGTTAAACGAGTGGATTAGTGATGACTCTATTGCTATCAAGGACAGGCACAACATGTTGCGGACATTCTTACAGTACAAGCACATGGAACAGAAGAATGATGTTACAATAAAACACCAACACACTCACGAGCTAACGGTGGGCGGGAACCAATTAGATAAGGTTATGGAGCTACAGAGAGAGCTTGAGTCCCGTGCACTTGCAAGTGATGACGAAATAATAATTGACATTGAGGAGTCAAATGGAACAAGCAATGAAGATGATTGATAAGTCCCGTGTAGTTGCGAAAGCATCAGTCACGTGGATAGCTACAGTCGTAGCAGTACTGCAATATATCTTGACACAAGATGTCATCATGCAGTACCCGATTGTGGTGCAGTATGGTGGACAGGCTGTCGCATTTCTATGTGGTATAATTGCTATCATACGTAGAGTTACACCCGTAGCTCGTGAAGACCGAAGCGTTATGACTTACTAAAGAAAGAACCGTTCCCCTTGTTACCTGATTTAGAATTGAATTTAGTTGGACAGTCTGACGACTTTGTTGCGGACACTGTAGAGTTCAACAACTGGCTGACCCGACAGCTAGCTACCCGTGAACCGATAGCTATAGATACTGAGACGTGTGGCTTGGATTGGTGGGAGCCTAACTTTACGAGACTCGTACAGTTTGGCAGTGACCGATCTGGTTGGGCGTTGCCGGTTGACTGGTGCCGTAAGTTAATTGACCACGCACTGTCAAGAATACGTGACAGCCTTGTGCCCGTAGTAATGCACAACGCCACGTTTGATATGCACGCCTTAGAGTCGGACGGCTTTACCGTGCCACTGTGGTCACGCATACAGGACACTATGATCTTACACCACCTATCACAGCCACTACGTAGTCATGCCTTGAAGAGCATAGCTAAGCATGACTTCGGACGATGGGCTGGCACAGGGCAGGACGCATTGAAGGGTGTCATGGCTAAGAACAAATGGGACTGGACTAATGTACCCGTAGATAATCCATACTATTGGGGTTACGGAGTGTGCGATACGATCCTTACTCGTATGGTTTATGACAAGTACGTGTCACATGATTGGGTGGACAAGGACGCATACGACAGAGAGATGGCGTATTTAGAGATCATGTACAGGGTGGAGCAGAGAGGGTTACGTATTGACTTAGACTACTGCCGTTCACTATCTACGGAGTGGGAAACTAAGCTACGTAACCTATACTTATGTCTTAAAGATGCAGGGATAAGCAACCCACACAGTAACGCTGAGGTTGAGAAGGCGTTTAAGGAGTCGGGTTGGCACCCGCAGTTATTCACAGAGACAGGAAAAGCACAGCTAGACAAGAGCGTGCTTGATGCGATAGCTAATATGCCATCTCACATAGCCACCCATGCTAGGCAGTTGATAGAGTTTCGCAGACTTAGCAAGTGGAAGTCTACCTATCTTGACACGTTCTTGTCAAGTGTGGACGGTGACGGTAGAGTGCACCCATCTATAAAAACGATGGGAGCACGTACTGGCCGTAGCTCTATAACAAACCCACCGTTACAAACACTACCGCATACGCCACACATACGTAGCGCTGTCATACCTGATGACGGCTCTAAGCTGTACGCTGTGGATTACAGCGGACAGGAGTACAGGATACTGGCGTCTTATTCTAAGGACGAGGCGTGGCTAGATGAGTTCACAAACGGACAGGCGGACCCGCATACGATGGTGTCTAAGATGCTAGGCATAAAGCGGGACCAAGCTAAGACATTTAACTTTGCTATGGTCTACGGTGCCGGACCCGCTAAGCTAGCACAGGGCACAGGGCTAACAGAGCACGAGGTTAAGTTGTTTCTGAACACCTACAAGCAGAAGTTCCCTCAAATCTACGAGTTTATCAACGACTTACAAAGGGTCGGAGCAGGTAGAATGGCAGGGGAGGGTCACGCATACGTGGTAACTAGAGGTGGTCGTAAGGTTGAGAGCTTTCAAGACCAGATGTATGCGCTAACGAACTATTTGATACAGGGTTCCGGAGCTGACGTGCTCAAGGAGGCAGTGTGTCGTTTAGATAAGGCGGGACTAGCAGATCATATTCTGCTACCCGTGCATGATGAATTATTATTTGACATTCCGTGTCAAGATTCAGAAGAAACAGTAAAAGAAATAGTGGACATAATGACGAACGATGATTGGTTCAAGGTACCTATCGTTGCTGAGGCAGAGGGTCCGTTCAACAATTGGGGTGACAAATATGTTTGATAATGCACTGCCCAAAGAGGCAGAAATAATACTAGCACTAGATGTGGGTAAGGTTACGGGAGCGTCTCTCTGGGTAACTAATTATCCTGACCGTGTGATAACGACTGAGATACCAACAAGGTACAAGGTACGTGACGTGGTAGAAGATCTAGTACTGAACAATGACAACAAGGTAACGATAGCGTGTGAGAACTTTATTATTTCACAACGTACTATTAAGACAGCACAGGATCACAACGCCTTGCGTTTAATTGGTTGGCTTGATCTGTTCTGTGAGAAGCATAACGTGGAGTTTCATTTACGGACTGCCGCCAGTGCTAAGTCATTTTCTACAGACGAGAAGCTAAAGATCCTTGACTGGTTTACACCAAGTAAGGACGGACACGCTAACGATGCTAGCCGACACATGGTACTGCAGGTACGTGACTCATACCCTGAGATCTTTACGACTAACATATTGCCACGACTAGCTAAGGTGCTGTTAAAGTGATACGGCTACTGTCGGCAGACGATAAACTGTACATAGATGCGTCACCTCGTGACACTAAAAACATTAAGCTGATTGCAGGGTCACGATACCGTAAGGACCGTGACGTGTGGGAATGCCCACTCAACTTAGCTACGTTCACAGCCATACGTAAGATGTACGGCTTACACTTAAGCGTGGCTGAGAGTGCATTGAGAGCAGAGAAAAGGCTAGAGTATCTGGCACACCTACAGGAAGTAGCACGGCAAGACCAGTCTGCCATTGCGAAAGAGCCACGACTGTACCCTTTCCAGAATGCAGGCGTTAGGTTCTTAGGTAAAGGCAAACAGGTTCTATTAGCTGACGAGATGGGCACAGGTAAGACAGTGCAATCGTTAGTTACGTTGGAACTAGCTAAAGCCTTTCCCGCTTTGATTGTGTGCACTAACTCTATGAAGCACAAGTGGGCTGAAGAGGTAGAGACATGGACCACTGCCACTCCGGTAGTCATTGAGGGCACTGCACCTCAACGTAAAAAGTTGATAGCTAGCTGTCAAGAATTAGATAAGTTTGTTCTTATCATTAACTACGAGTCTCTCCGGTTGCATTCTAAGCTGGGTTCTTTCGGCAACACAGTCACTAGCCCTAAAGAAGCAGAGCCTAAAGAGTTAAACGAGATAGACTTTGTAGCTATCATAGCGGACGAAGTACACAAGGCTAAAGAGCCTAAGTCTAAGCAGACTCGTGCATTGTGGGGTGTTAGCAAAGGCGCTACGTACAGGTTTGGCTTGACAGGTACGCCGATTATGAACAACCCTGACGACTTGTGGTCTATCATGCACTTCGTTTGTCCTGACGAATGGCTGTCAAGATCACGATTTAGACAGCGTTACTGTCACGTCTCGGCTGGTTGGCATGGTGGTTTAGAGAACTTAGGCTTGATTAAACAACGCATACCTGAGCTAGATGTCTTCTTAAAGCCTAGAATGATTAGACGTACGAAGGCTGAAGTACTACCACATCTACCTGAGAAGACGTTTGACGAGCGCCGTATACCTATGACATCTAAGCAGGCTAAGTCCTACAAGCAGATGGTGGACTACATGATGGCTGAGGTGGAGAATGGTTTGCTTATGGCGTCTGACCCTTTGTCTGCACTGGGCAGGTTAAGGTACTTTGCATCGGCGTTTGTAGAGTTTGGCACACATGATGACGAGATCTCTATGCGTACACCTAGCAACAAGTTGATAGCGATACAGGAGATACTAGAGGAAGGCGGTGTACCTCTCGTAGTGTACGCAGAGAGCCGTAGACTTATTGAGTTCTTTGACAGAGAGCTGTCAGAATCATACAGCACTGGGTTGCTTACAGGAAAAGTTAAGCCTGAACAAAGAAAAAGTAACATAGACGCATTTCAGTCTGGCAAACTTGATATACTCTTAGCTACCACAGGAGCAGGTGCGGAAGGAATTACATTGACAGCTTCTAATAGATTAGTCGTGGCGCAAGAAAGTTGGAGTAACACAGCCAACAAACAGGCGCATGACCGTATACATAGGATAGGTCAAGAACGTAACGTCCAGATTATAACGCTAATATCTGCAGACACTGTAGATGAAACTGTGCACCGAGCTTGTGATTATAAAGAAGAACAACTACAAAGACTGGTGCGAGACAGGGACTGGTACAAGAGCGCAATGATAGGAGACGTATGAATATAAAACCTATAGCGCATGGAACATGGCAAGGATACAAGCAAGAGCGTAGACGTGGCATGGACACATGTGAAGAATGCAGAGAAGCATGGAACAATTACTACAAGAAAAGGAGAACTGTACATGCAGGAAATAATAGTTAGACAGTCAGAACTGAAGAGGTGGACACGGTGTCGCCGTGCATCATACTTGCAGTACACAGAGGGCTGGTCTAAGCCAACGCAAGAGTCAGACGTACGTGGTGTGGGCACACACTTTCACGGTTTAATGGCTGACTACTATGGTGATGTAGAGCCTGACGAAAACATTAAGTTTAACCCTGATGATGTGCAGACATCACAAGTTATGTTTGACACCTACGTGTCAGAGATGGAAGAGACAGGCATGGACGCCGGTCAAGAGACTGTGTTTGTAGAAGAGCGTATGTTCACAGCACCAATACAGGTGTCGGAGGATACGTTCTACCGTGTGTCTTGTCAAGTAGACCACTTATACCACGACACTGCTATAGTAGGTAGACCTTTAATAGGGCAGGACCACAAGACATCTGCCTCTTTCTTTAACACTTCTGATAACGACTTTCAGTTGATGGTGTACGCAGTAGTGCTACACGATAACGACTACCCCGTTGACTACATGGAGCACAACATAGTTAAACGCAACAAACGTACAGGCAGAGCCAAGCCCCCATACACACAGCGTAACCGTATACGTGTCACTAGTGAAGCATTAGACTGGTGGAGGAAGTACCTGACAACCATGTGTCAAGAGCATTTCAAAGCTCACGAGGCTTCTACATCTGTACGTAGCCCACAACTCTACCCTGTTCCAGATAATACTTGTTCATGGGGTTGTGATTTCGTAGACGTATGCGGTATGGTAGACGAAGGCGAAGATTACGAGAGCGTCTTGGTAAATGAGTATCAGAAGGAAGGAGCCTTTGGTGGCTAATAAAGATTATAGAAGAATAAGCATCTTCATACACGGCTGGTGGGGAGCAGGTAAGTCTTGGCTTTCAGCTAGCGCACCTGCACCTAGATTAGTGCTGGACACAGAGGGTGGCTATCACGACACAGAGGGTAAGCACATTATGTGGGACCCGACTAGCCCTGTGCCACAAGATCTTGACAAGGAGACGTCAGTTATTGTGGACGTTAACGAGTGGGGCGTAATAGAAGATGTGATGAACATACTACGGTCAGGCGACCACCCGTTTGAAAGCGTGATAATAGACAGCGTGCATGAGCTACAGGACCAGCTAAAGAGAGTAGTGGCTAATCCCGAAGGCGTGTATGACCCTAACGCTGTGTTCCAGCACCAAGCATGGGGGCGTTTGAAGAACAACATGGGTCTTCTATTTAGAGAGCTACGGGATTTAACTAGGACTAGTTCACCTAAACGTGTAAACGTTGTGCTAGTATGCGGTACTGATGACGAGCTTATCCCTCATAAGCCTCTACTTGAAGGAGGCTCTCGTAAAGTTGTTACAGGCTTTTACGATGTGGTGGGGTATCTTCGTACAGCGCAGGACCAGAAGCAACAAGAAGTACGAGTTCTACAAATAACACCAACACCTACAGCTGTAGCTAAATGCAGGCTACACAGTTTACAACTTGAGCATGGTACAGAGATTATAAACCCTGACATACGTAAGATGTTGTCAGTAGTAAATAAGAAGGAGAGCAATGCAAACGCCAAGTGACAATGAAGTTCTTGAAGTTGACGCTAAGGAATTAGAAGAGGCTTTAGATATAAAAAACGCTCCGGTTATGATGCCCGCTATTATGGTAGGCGCATACGTAGATCGGGGCGAGAATGTAAATTTCCCAGAGTTGGGTGAGATATGCACATTAGAGTTAATACTGCAGGTAAAAGGCGTGGATAACATAGCCGTAATGCCTATAGTATGTGACTTAGAATTAGCAGAAGCACTTGGCTTAAAGGATACAACAACAATAGGAGAAAAAGAATGAGCTTATCACTCAGAGATCTATACGATCAATCAAAGAATGAAGACATCTCTTCCTTTAGCGGTGATAATTGGGAGCCTGTAGAGGGCGAAACCTACACTGTTTCCGCTTCACTGGTGAGAGCGTCTACTACAAGGACAGGTCTTCCTAGATGGGGAGTAATGTTTACTGTCACAGAAGGTGACGATCAAGGTAAGAAGTTCTGGGACAACTGGAACCTAACACAACAGTATCCTAAGATTGATGCTAGGACTTTTCATTACTTAGAGCTTATCGGTCTTACGATTGACGTACTAGATCAGGAACTTTCTGACGAACAGTTGTCAGAAATTGCAAAGAACAGTGGCAACGCAGTCAAGGTCAAAGCTAAATACAAACAAGATAAGAACGATAGCGCAAAGTTATGGGCAGATCACACCTACGAATCTGCCGGTTCTAGCAACACAGTAGTAGTTACTGAAGAAACTACAGAAGAAGATGACTTTGATTTTTAATGGAGTTATCAGATCTTAGACACCTGTTAGCTGTTCCATACGTGATGGAGCAGTACGGGCACCATGCAGTAGAACAAACTAGCTCAAGGATTAAATACCACAACCCTTTCAGAGTTGACAACAACCCGTCATTTGACGTGTGGTACGACTCAGAAAGAGGTTGGCGGTGGGGCGACTTTGCTGAAGGGACACAAGGCAGTAGCATAGATTTAGTGCAACGCTTTGAGTCATTGACAGACAAGGAAGCTATAGATAAAGCCTATGAGCTGGTCGTCAAACAGAAGGTTGACAGGTACGAGAACCCTACCTTAGTAGAAGCTAAGAAAGAGTTTGACTACGAGTCAGCCCACGACTACCTAGCTAGGGGACGTAGCAACGCTGTCAATGCGGTAAACGCTATGCTCTGGAGAATGATAGACTCTCACCCTGCGATAGCTCACCTTAACCCAGAGTATTTGGTTAAGGAATGGCAGTTATCTTCAGACGGTAATGACGTACTAGTTCCTTACATGGACGAAAAAGATCTTGTGGGTTACAAAATTCGTAAACCTGACGGTACCAAACTAAACGCTAAAGGAGCTAACATGGTGCTGTATGGTTTATGGAAGTTGGGGGACTCACACGAAGACCAGCCAGTGATGCTCTGTGAGGGCGAGACTGATTGTTGGGCCGCTCAAGCACACCTTACCTCCTTCCATGCTCTAGGTGTAGCAGGGGCAGGACACCAACCTGAGAAGCTCGGCGCAGAGGCACTGGCTGGTCGTACAATTTACATGGCATTTGATGGAGACGAAGCGGGTAGAAACGCTTTAAGCAAATGGCACAGGTATTTGTCAGCACATAACTGTAAGATATACAACATACCTATGCCGGATGGTGCCGACATAGCTAGTATGTCTCCGAAAGAGGTAGCGTCTTTACCTGATAGAGCGCTAGTGCAGATGCCTAAACCTGAAGGTCTGGTGAGAAGACTTAATCAGTATGTTAAGGTGCGAGGAGAAAATGACACGCCGGTGTCAAATTGGAGTTTACTACTTAACAAACGTTTAGTAGGGGATGAAGGTCAAGAAGCTTTTGAGGGGGTGCTACTGCCTACAAATAAGGTAGTGGTTCTACCGTCAGATGCTTTAAGTTCACGTGCTTCCCTAGTTCGTTGGTGTATTAGTAATCAAGTAGCGTGGACAGGGAGTGCACAAGATCATGATAAGCTACTGCAACTGCTACAGCACGACAGCTTTCTAGTCCCTGAAGGACGTATGACCAGCAGGGTGGGATACCACAGCGGAGATATAGTGTGGCATGACGGGCATTTAGGCACAGACTCATGGACGTACGTTCCACCATTAAATGACATAGATGTTAAAGGTAAGATAAGCGTAGTCAATAACCCCGTCAATACACCAGCAGTACTACATGGTTTGATGGAGATGTACTCTAGTGATGTGATGACACCCTTCTTAGCGTGGCTAGCGTTGGCGCCGATACGTCCTTTGTTTAAGCAGTTCCCTTCGCTAGTAGTGTCTGGTGCTTCAGGAACGGGAAAGACTACACTTGTTGAGAAAGTACTAGAAGTCTTTAGTGGTTCAAGTATAAATGCTACTTTGACTAACACCACAGCACACGCAGTGGCTAGTTTCTTTGGGGCTAGTAACGCATTCCCTATTTGGTTTGATGAGTACAGGTTTGGAGCACGACAAGATGCTAAGCAACAACTAGATCAGATGCTTAGAGACGCCTACACGGGCCAGAGGAGCCAAAAAGGCGGAGCATACGAGAACAAGCAGAGACTTATATCGTACGCTAGTGACGTGCCTGTGGTCGTCTCAGGGGAAGATAGCGTCATAGAGACTAGTTTAACTGACAGGTCAATACTACTGCGGTTAACTAAACGAAAGAAAGGTTCACTTGACACTATATCGTCAGTAGATACTGCAGGATTTGCACACTCTTATTTGTCATGGATAGCCTCTAACGATCACGACCCTAAAGTACAGCTACACTCTGACACGTCATTGAATGACAGGCAACGTTACAACTTGGGGTTTATTGATTTGGGCTGGCGTTACCTAAGAGACTTTGTAGAGTCGGCGTACCCTGCCTTACAAATACCTGACATAGACGTGTCAATGGTTAGGGAGAAAGCGGCAACAGCCGCATCAGAAAACCCGATACTAGACGCAGTACTATGGGCTATGGAGTCAGGGCTGGGTTGTGTATGGAAAGACGACAACGATATGATATGTATATCTGCCGACTCACTACTAGTAGAGATACGTAAAGCAGGCACGTTTACACTACCTGTCACGAATACACGTGGATTGAAAGACTATTTGATAGACGTGTACGGTGCTGAAGAGAAAAGAAAACGATTTGCAGGCAGGCAAATACGTGTATTAGAGATACCGTATGCTAGAATTGAGGAATGAGTATTTTGAACATTATAAGTCGCAAGCATTGGCACGCTAATAACGCTAAAAAGATATACAAGCTACCTGTCTACCCTGTCAAAGAAGTACACATACATCACTCAGTAACAGGCTGGACAGAAGAAGCTAAGCAGTGGAAAAACATACAGCTATACCACATGGCTACTAGAGGTTGGACGGATATAGCGTACAACTTTGGAGTAGGGCAGTCAGGAACTGTGTATGAGGGGCGTGGTTGGGACAGGCAAGGCGGAGCCGCAGGCTACAAACATGACCGCAAGTCTCTTAGTATCTGCGCTATAGGGAACTTTGAAACAGAACTACCTACCGGAGCTATGGTTAAAGCTATAGGAGATTGGATAGTAGAAGGCATAGAGCGAGGCTCTATACGTAAAGATGTGAAGATACTAGCACACAGGGACGTAGCCGCTACGAAATGCTGTGGTGAGTACTTATATGGTACACTGGATAGTATACGAAAAGCTGTCAAACAACCAAAAGCATTACCGAAAGATGACACACTACTGTCAGAATTAAATAAAGCTAAAACAGCTATAGATAAAGTCATAGACCAACTAACGAAAGCATAACATGGAACTAGAAGTAGCGTTTAGCATAGGATTAGGTGTAGCAGGCCCGTGGTGTGCATGGATTTCTAAGCAGATATGGGACATACGCCAACAAACTAGTGGTATGTTTGCTACTTTAAAAGACCACGAAAGAAGAATAGAAGAGCTAGAAGAAGTATTGCCGAGACAGATTCCCCGTTAAATGCTTGCAAAAATTCTTTATCTTGACATTGAGACGTCACCTAACGTAGGCTATACGTGGGGTAAGTGGGACCAGAACGTTATTGAGTTTATACAGGAATGGCGACTACTAGGAATGTGCTACATGTGGGAACATGAAGGCAAAGTCAAAGACGTGTACCCTAAGAACGTTACGAAATATGATTATCGTGATGACAAAGAGTTGCTTACTAGAGTGTGGGATCTTTTAGATAAAGCAGATTTTGTGGTAGCCCACAACGGTGATAGGTTTGATCTAAAGAAACTAAACGCTAGGTTTGTAGCACATGATATGGGAGCGCCAACTCCTTACATCTCTATAGACACATTAAAGATGGCTAGGTCAGCGTTCCAGTTTAACGCTAACAACTTAGACTCGTTAGGCCAGCACTTAAAACTAGGCAAGAAAGTAGAGCATCAAGGCTTTAAGATGTGGTTAGGGTGTATGAGCGGTAACCGTAAAGCGTGGGCATCAATGAAAAAATACAACCGCCAAGACGTAGTACTGCTACGTAAAGTCTACAAACGTATTCTCCCGTTTGTCAAGAGCCATCCAAATGTTTTGACAGCTGAGTGTCAAGATTTAGTATGCCCTAGGTGTGGCTCATTTAAGTTTCAAAAACGTGGCAACAGAAGAACTAAATCTGGTATAGAGTATAAACAATACATGTGCGAGAATGGTCATTACTTTAGCGAGCGTAAACGTAGTCATGTTAATTCAGCGGCGAATCCATAGCAAACCTGTTCTTAGCAAGTACTGCTTCGGTAGCGTCTCTCATTGTCTCTGCATTCTGCCATTGATTGTATATATTCACTGATTCTTGGTCAATATCAACAGTCATGCCTGAGTTAGTTCTAATCCTGTTCCACGTTTCTCGTGAAATCATGTCGTAAGCTAGCAGATAATCTGCACCTAATCCTGATTCACTAGCCATGACATTCTCTAGTATTATCTGCCTTTCTTTCTCTGTTAAGGGTTGACCCAAAGAATCCATAATCGCCATTATATTATTCATGTGCACGAATCTTCCACGCTCTAGCATTGTTTCTACTTCTTCAAACGACAGTAGCTCTACTTGACTATCTACTTTATATTGTTCTTCAACCCCCTGTACGAAACCTAATGCTTGTCCAGTTATTCCGACTTCTTGTTCTGATAGCGCCTGCAGAGAGTTATATATTATCAGCTGAGTGTTAGATGCTACGTTTTCAATTAGCCAATCTCTTTTATCATCTTTAGTAATTATTCCTTCAGCTATTGCGTTGTCTGCCATTTCCAAGTACATCGTAACTGTATTTGTCACAGGAAACATGGTTTTGATAGCTTCAATAGTTTCTGGAGAAGCGCCAGTCAATTCCAATGCTACTTCTACAGCCTTTGCAGCTCCTACAGCACCGCTACCTGTAGGAGGTTCTCCCTCTTCTATAAAAGCATTCTTCATAAATAAACTATCTTGTGTCTGCCACGCAGCTTCTTGCGTGGGTAGACTTTGAGCTGCCATAGCCATTCTGTAAATAAGCGTAGGGTCTAACATATTTAATGTTTCTAAGTTCGGAAAGAGTATGTCTCTTGAAGCTATATCTTCTGGCATCTGATGCCAAGCAACCATTAAATCAGCTATTTGTTTGCCTAGTATTTGTGTTTGTCTATCCAAAGCATCTCTACCTGCTGGAGTAGTCAAGTCAAGGTTGTCACCTACCTTAGTAAAGTAATTAGAATGAGCGTACTCGCCTTCTTCAGGAGTCCACAGCCCTATCTTCTCCATAAGCGTAGGCCAGAACTCTTCGGGAGGCACAACATCTACCCTGCCGTCATCATCATAATCAACAAACCT